AAATGGTGATGGATTTGAAGTTGTTTGGCAATAAGCCGCTTCAACCGAACCCATATCACCGAGTTAGCAACGAACAAGGCGACGAACGCGTCACAACGCTGCAAACTGGCGGCGAAACTCTTGGCACTGAGCAATACATGCCGGTGATTGAGTTGTGGGATGTGTGGTTGCCGTATGAAAACGTCGTTGTAACCGTTCAAGCGGACGATCATGCTGGCGGTTTCTATAACAACGACCCTTTGCAGGTAATTGATTGGGCCGGACCCGAAGTTGGCCCATACCACCTGCTGTCCTACATTGATGTTCCCGGAAACATCATGCCGCTTTCCCCTGCTGGGCTGCTCGTGGATCTCCACGAATTGGTCAACCGGCTCTTCCGTAAACTTGGCCGTCAGGCCGAACGGCAGAAGACGCTGACCATTGTGGCGGGTGGAGCGGAAGAGGATGGTCGCCGCGTCGTCAACGCATCTGATGGAGACACCATCCTATCCGACCGCCCGGAAGCAACGCGAGAGATGAAGTTTGGCGGCGTGGACAGTGCTTCGCTGGCCTTTATGATCCAGTTGAAGGACATGTTCTCCTATCTTGGTGGCAACCTTGACTCGCTTGGTGGTCTCGGGCCGACGGCCAAGAGTGGAAAGCACGACTCTCTTCTTCGGCAGTCTGCTTCGGTGCGTATTGAAGACATGCAGCAGCGAACGACCAATGCTGTTCGGACTGCTGTTGAGTCAATGGCCGACTACATCTACTACGACCCGGCTCCGTCAACTAAGGTTTACAGGGATATCCCGAGCACTGATCTTTCTGTAAAGGTCGATTTCGACCCAGAAATTCGCGAGGGCGATTTCCTCGATTTCGCAATCGACATTGCCCCGTACTCGCTCCAGTCCCGCAGCCCAAGCGAGCGCCTTGCTGCGATCAACGAGATCATGCAGGGGATTGTTATGCCGATGTCGGCGCAATTGCAGCAGCGTGGCATTGTGCCTGACATGGATCGGTACATGGAGATCGTTTCCAAGTATTCGCACATGTCGGAGATTGCGGAAATCCTCAAGATGGCCGACTTCGCAGAAATGGAAACGATGCGAGAGATGTCTGAAATGAACGGTGGTCAGGCCGGTGCCTCAAAGCCTCCGGTCACAGAACGCCGGTATGTCCGCGAGAACGTTGCAATGGGCGGTACGCGTGCTGGCCGGGACAACGCAATGACTCAAGCACTGATGGGCGGCGGCGGCGAAAACGCCATCAATCAGGCCGCGATGGGGGGTGAGTGATGGCTAAGAAAAAGGGCAGCATGAAGGGCATGAGCATCAAGTCGGGCGACAAGCGTCCGACTAAACAAGGTGCTGGCATGACCGCAAAGGGTGTTGCAAAGTACCGAAGCCAAAACCCCGGCAGCAAGTTGCAGACCGCTGTTACGGAAAAGAGTCCAAGCGGAAAGCGTGCGAAGCGACGCAAATCTTTTTGCGCTCGCTCTGCTGGCCAGATGGAGAAGTTTCCAAAGGCAGCCAAAGACCCGAACAGCCGCCTGCGTCAAGCGCGGAGGCGATGGCGATGCCGATAAGACAATATCCGCTTTCTGTTACAAGATATACAGATTTTTCGTCAGAAGTTTCGAGTGCCATTGCTGCGTCGGGAGGCGGTGGATCATCGACGGATTGGAGTTTGAATCCAGATTCGTCAGGCAGTTCGGATGTTGTTCGGTTGTTTGAAGACTTCCTTGGATCAGACAACCGGAACTACAAGTCGCACTCGCCGTTCTTCAGCCTTGGAACATCATCCGCCTACTGGGATGATGCATACGACTACGCCCATGATTCGACCGGCGTCGTTCTGGCTAACACAACTACTTCTGCGTATGCCAGAGCGGTCATCATGGGGCCGGAGATTTACCCAACCAGCCCATCGCTTGGCGACGAGTGGACTGTCGAGATGCGTGTTCGGCCTGAATTACACGCATCAGCGACAAACGCTTGGATCGGTTTGGGATCTTTTTCGCCAAAGACCGATCTCAACACGCAGACCACCGAGCAGGTGCGAGGCTATGGCGACACTGCCAAGGCCGGATTCTATTGGTCAGCAAGCAGCACCTACTGGTACACCTCGACGTACGACAATGAAGGCACAAACAGCGGATCGACCGACACCTCGACCGGCGTGTCAATGTCGAACTCGACATGGGTCCGGATTGCACTCCACTGCAAGCGTGAAGAACTGTATACGATCCCGGTCTGGAGAACAGACTGCTACGTCAATGGCGTCAAGGTTGGCTCATCTATGTACAACCTGTCTGGCACAAGATCGCCAACGTGGTCGTTTCTTCTTTACAACGGTGGAGACACCCTTGCAAACGATTGCCTGATTGACTGGATCGTATTTCAGTACCGAAGGCCCACCGCAGTTACTTACCTTGATATTGAGGATTTGACATGAACACCGTAGGACAGTACGCCCGTGTTGCGACCAGCCTTGCGACCATCGCTTCTATCCTGACAGAACTTGCCACCACGTTTCAGGATGTTCAGCAGCGAACCGCTGTTGACGATGCCATGATCGACGCTCTTGTCTCGGCATCGAATAGCCTTGCGACTCAGGCGACCGCGTTGAAGTCCATCAACTACACCCCGCCCGCGTGATGAAATGTTGGTCATTGGCCTTGCGGCGTAACGGTTTGTCACAAGGGCAATTCAAAGTTGGATTTTGAATTGCCCCATTTTCTCGTCCGAGAAATGGCGGAGAATCAGGAATGCAAGTCCAGATTTGCACAGTAGGACTCGTCGCCATGCAAGCAACCCGCCTTTTCCTTGACGGGATCTGGGTGGTTGAGGCCCATGACGATGGACCCAACAAGAAGATGGATGTGATCTACAGCATCGAGACCACAGACTGGGAGTGGCAGATGGAGGGGGAGGTCACGACCGAGAACAAGATGGCGTCGAATCGAATCCACACGTTCCAGATGCGTTGGAGAATCCCGGACGGCAAGAAGCCGGTTGTGACAGACGGTGATGTCTGCTGGGAGTGGTCGCAGAAAATGATCGTCGCCGAGTGGAAGATCCCGATTGGTCCACTCCAGACGGAGGTTGTGCCCATTGACTGGGCAATCCAACTGTATCCCGTAGGCGACATCAACGAAGATGGCAAAATTGACGGCGAAGATCGCGGTTTATTGTTTGCTGATTGGAATACAAATTCCCAGCGATCCGATTTAAACTTTGACGGCAAGGTTAACGGTAGCGACCTTGGCATTCTTAATATGCAATGGGGCTGGGTTGCCTCGGAGAACTAAAATGCCTTTTTACAGGTATAGAAACAAGAAAACTGGGGAAAGTATTAAGAAATTTATGTCGGTAAGCGAAATGCTTAAGTATGCTGCCGACGGTATGTCAATTGAGGGTGAATGGTGGGAACGCGATATTAGTGCCGAACATGGCGGGCCTAGCATGTCAGGCTCCGCATGGCCTATTAAAAGTGATGCTGCTGGCGTTCACCCTAATCAGGTTGAACAGTTTCAGGAGCATTCTGCTCGGATGGGCGTCCCTACCGAGTTTGATCGCTCGACTGGTCAAGCAATTTTTCGAAGTCGCGGACATCGTGCGCAATATCTGAAAATGATGGGTATTCACGATCGAAACGGCGGATATGGAGACGGCTGATGGCTGAAGAAAACAACCAGTTCGATTTTGACGAACCCACTGATGGTGGGATGCTTCCATCATCTGTTGGAAAAGAAGATGAGATTGAAGATGTTGACGATGAAGAAATTGAAGAAGAAGGCGGTGAAGAAGAAGAATCTGTGGAATCCAATGGCGGGAAAGTAAACAGCAAACTTTCTCTTGATGTCATTGAAGAGGCCATCGGCTATGGTTTGACTTCTCAAGAAATTGAAAGTCTTGGGTCCGAAGACAATATTGCTGCTGTTCTTGCGATCCTTGATCGCCAGATCGACTCCGCCAATTCGAGCAGACGCGACTCGGATAATGGTGACGATGACGACCCGTTCGCCGATCCCGAAGAAAATACCGGGGTCAACTCGGAGGTTGCCGAACTCCGAAAGCAGATTGAGTCAATGCGACGGGAATTGGATTCTCGTGGCAGCAACTCAAACTCTGAAAAACTTTTTGGTCTTCTCGACGACGACTACAACGAGTTGTTTGGAGGCGTTGGCGATGACCTGACCAAGACGCAAGAGCGTAACCGCAACAAGGTGCTTCAAGAACTCGACACCCTCAAGGCTGGTTACAAGGCTCGGAAGCGAGCCATTCCCAGTGATCGTCGCTTGTTCAAGCAGGCGGTACGCAGCGTTTTTGGCGACTATGAAAGCAAAGTCGTCAAGAAAAAGTTTTCGGAATCGGCAAAGAAGCGTAAGTCCCAGTTCATCAATAGGGTGAACAGTCGGGATGCTCGCCGACCGAAGGACGGCCGTGTTTCTGCGATTGATTCTGTCAAGAAGTTCTTGGCCGATCGTGGGTACTCGGATCTCGATACGGTTGAAACTTTTGAGTGAGGTAACTCATGGCTACTCTTCAGGCTGACGATATTGTTGACCTGATCACCATTACTCAGCGTGATCTTGGTCGTCTGCGCTGGACGGATCTCTCCTATGACCTTCAGGAGTATGTGGCTCTGCCCTCCATTCTCCAGAAGGAGAAGGTGACTTACTCGTCCGGCTACGGAATGCAGTGGAACGTGATGACTGGCACCAGCGGCGCTACCCGCGATGTCGGTCTGTATGAAGTTGATTCGGTCAACGTGTCGGATGTGATGACCACGGCGAACATCCCGTGGCGGCACATGACCACCAACTACGCGATCGAGCGTCGAGAAATCTCAATGAACACCGGCCCTGCCCAGATCGTTGATCTGGTCAAGATCCGGCGTCACGACGCGATGGTCGATCTTGCCAAGCACCTTGAAACCCGTTTCTGGTCGAAGCCCGACACCTCGGCTGACAACCTCA